ATGAGCCGAAATGAGTGGGGCAAGATCAAGAAACAGCCCACAAAAACGCCGAGCTACCAGGCGAGCTATATCGGTATGGACGGCAGACGGCACTACGCACCGCACACATTCGCGTCACGGACATTCGCCCAGGGCTGGCTAGCGCAAGAGCGGGCCTACAAAGAGCGCTGCACGCTATCGGGTGAACGGTGGCAATCGCCTGCCGAGCGCGCCATTCAAAGGCAAGCCGAAGCGCTCAAGCTGTCGGTGTATGGAAAGAACGTGATCGATCAGCGCAAACTAGGCGAACGCACGCGGATCGAATACGAGTCGAAATGGTCCCAGTTGATCGAGCCGAAACTAGGCAAGCTCGCGGTGCGAGACCTCACGCCGAACGCCGTGCGTGCGTGGTTCGCCGGATTGGACCCGACCAAGGAAACACGGAACGGGCACGCTTACAGCATTCTGAGCATGATCTGCAATACCGCCGTGCGCGACGGCCTGCTAGATCGCAACCCGTGCGACGTGCGCGGTGCAACGAATCCGAAGACGAAGAAAAGGGCGAAGATCCCGACCACGGTCGAATTGCACGCGATTGCCGACAAGCTTGGCGCTGACCCGCGCTATGAGCGATTCAAGGCCCTGGTGCTCCTGGCGGGGTGGTGCGGGATGCGGTTCGGTGAAGTCTCCGAGCTGCGGCGAAAAGACATCGACGGCGAGTGCGCCACGGTCACAATCACTCGTGCTGTGACTCACCGGCGCGGAGACGACGGGAAATGGTGCCGGATCGGCTCGACAAAGACCGACGAGACCGAGCGGGTGGTGACGATTCCTCCGCACGTCCGTGATGACGTGAAAACGCACCTGAGCCGCTTCGTGAGCAAGAGCCCTGACGCCCTGCTGTTCGAACCCGCCAGGGGTGGGTGCCACTTGAATGACCGCGTGTTCAACAAAGACGTGTTTCAGAAGGCCGCTCAAGACGTTGGGCGTGATGACCTGTCAGCCCACGATTTACGCCGGTTCGCCGGGACGAAGAATGCAGCGGTCGGGACGCTGGCTGAGAACATGGTTCGGCTTGGCCACAAGACCGTTGCCGCCGCGATGCGCTATCAGCAGGCACAGGACGGGACCGACGCGAAAGTGGCGGCAGGCCTGTCGACCAATGCGCTGGCTGAACTAGCCGCTGCTGCCGACTCCAAGGCCGAAGCTGCCGACTCCATCTCTGCTGCCGACGAAACGACTTAGGCTGAGGGTCATGCCAAGTAATCAATTAAGTATGGTCCGCAATCAGTTCAAGGCGCGCGCCTATGCAGTTGACGACATCCACATGAGCGTTGGAAATCTCGAAACCTTCACCGTGGAATCTGGACCCGACAGTCCTAACGTGGTCGGCGTGCCGGTGACCTTCATCCCTGACTCCGAGCGGAGCCTGTCAGGTGATGTGTGGAAGGCCTCCGAGATCCATTGGTGGACCGACAAGCAAGAATATTCAGGAACCACAGAGTCTCCGGCTGAACTAGCCGATCGAATCATCGAAACGGCTTCTGCCGATAACGACCGGTGATCACCGCCCGTTTGCGCTGCGATCAACCCGAACGGTCGATCTATTCCAGTGCGACTGGCGCAAGCTCCCGGTAAGAGGATCTGGGAAAAAACTTCGAGGGAGAGATCTTGTCAGCCAACCGTGTATATCTTCTAGGGGCAGGATTCAGCATGGCGATCAGCGCGGGTCTGCCTGACGATTGCACCATGCCAAGCATGCTCCAATTATCAAATCTGGTGCTTGACCTGTTAAAGCACACAATACCTCGGCGAAGTAATCTGACCACAACCGAAGAAAGAGCGTTTGAGTCCTTTAGGCAGCTAGCCTCGGTGCTCGACCAGGCAGAACAAAGAGACCGGTTACGAGAAACCTACGGCGCAGCAATGAACATGTTGTTTGAAACCTACGTGCCGGGTGCAGGAACGCCACTCGTTAAGAACTTCGAGCAATGGTTGAGCTACTTGATTGAAACACCGCCATGGTTGACGCCAGCGGAACAGGCACGCAATCACGCCGCGTTCCTCGATGTCTCCGCAGCTGTGGCATCGGTGTTGGAATCACGTCAACGAATGACCCTTCACGAACAGAATGGTGTCTGTCCAGACTGGCTCGCAAAACTAGTTCGAATGTGGCACCGGGACGCAGCAACGGTAATGACATTCAATTACGATCGGTTCGTCGAACTCGCATGGCTGGTCAACGTTGAACGCACGCCACCCCGAACGATGTCCTGGGACCTATATCCCGCCCCGCTCACCCCACTAGTGGCACGCGCCGGAATTGCGCCGCCAGTCTATTCCGTACCTGGCGGATTCCAGCTCTTCAAACTCCACGGATCGATTGGTTGGTGGTATTCCGGCCCTGACGGACCACCTGGGGACATCATTTACGACCAGGGAATGCAAGGTGGATCATGGTCTAGCGATGGACTCGATCCAGTCGGGGAGCTGTCAATATCTCTTATGCAAGATCGTGAACAGTTGATCGTGCCTCCCGCTGCCGTAAAAAGCCCGTATTATAATAATCGAGCAATAAGGGCGATGTGGCGAAACGCGGCCGGGTATCTAGGTCTTGCTGACGAATTGGTGATTATGGGCTTCAGCCTCCCCGCAACAGATATGCTGGTTAGCTCGATGCTATGCACCAATGTACGCAAGGATTGCGTAATTACCCCAGTTGATTTCGGCGATGCAGTCATAAAACGCATACGTGACACGTTCGACATTAGTGCCGATGACCCACGGCTCAATAAAAAGTACGTCGGACTAGGGGAAAATGCTATTCCGAAATGGGTTGAGGACACAGTGAACGCGGCCGACTAAGTTTTAGCGTGACTTTCGCGTTGCTTTTCTCACCGTTTTGACCTGCTTTCGGTAACCCTTGGTTAGGGCAACGCCTTCGGCGCGAGCCGCAGCGAGATCGAACGGCTTAGGGCTCAACGCCTCAGTCGGAAACGCTTTGTTACGCCGGGACACCTGGCGGGCGTGGTCCGCGTGAGCCCGTGCGACGTGCGCGGCCACGAGCTGATTACGCCGGTGTGCGCTGCGAGTGCGTGAACCGGGACTGGCCTGCGTTGCGGCCACGGCAGCGACCGCGACGACAGCAGCAGCGCCAACACGGCGGCGTTTGGTGCGCTTGGCAGCCGCACCGGTAGAGGCAAAGCGTCCCCTGGCATCCCGTGCATAGGTGCGACGTGCGCGACGTGCCCGTGAGCGGCGGCGTGCCATTAGACCGCGCCCCAGACGCGCGCGTACGGCCTGACGCTGATCGCCACATCGGGATCGAGCCGTTCCAGCAAGCGCAGTTGGCCGATCTCGGGGTTACCGGCCACGCCGAAGGGCGAATGACGGCGCGCGAACAACCGGCTGGCTTGCAGCAGAGTCGCTTGCTTGATCGAGCCGGGAATTGTGGGCCAGCCGAAAGCAGCGGTGACCCGAATCCCGTTCTCTGAGCCGTCTGGGAACACTGCGGAGGCCGGATTGACCACCAGTGCAGTCCACACACGCGAATTAACCACCGCATTGACCGGCGTCGGCAAAAACTGGCCGACTTCAGACCAATTGCCCTGTGAATCAACGGTTTCAACCGTCAAGCCCGCCAGGGTGGCGAAATCGTCGGTCTTGATCACCCAACGACGCCGGTCACGGTCGTATTCAGCGGTGTAATACCGGGCTTCGGGCTCAGTTAGGCCGAATTGCCTTTGGCAACAGCGGTCTACAGCCCGTGACGCGGTCTCCACGGCCAACTCAAGCTCGGTACCGGACTCGCCCGTAGCGCCGTCACCCATGAACGACGCCAACTCATCGCCGGTGGCATACGCCGGTGCCCAACCGGGTGGCCCGGTCGGGGTGTCGTCGTCGGCCATGGTGGGGACTACTCCGCTTCGGTGCCAGCGGTGTTCGCCGCTGCAGTGTCGTTGGTAGTCGCACCGGTGCCGACGGTGGCAGCGGGATCGGTGACGGGAGCCGGATCGTTTGCCGGTTCCGTCTTGGTCGACTTGGCCCGTGAAGTCTTGGACTTGGTCGGCGAATGTTCTTCGCCAGCGCGAGAGGCGATTTCGGCGTTGACCTCGGCCAGCTCATCGAGCAATTCGGCCTTGCGCTGCGCCAGTTCGGCGATGGTCTCTTTCGTCGTCATGATGAACCTCTCAGATCAAACGGTTTGGATCGACTTGCAGTGCAGCACCACTGAGCACCCAACGGTGCTGCACCACAATGAGTTAACGCGGTCTAGTCCGCGTCGTTGTGCAGCACGCGGTAGGCGCTCTTGTCCTGCGGTACGCCGTCGGCGCGAGCCCACAACGTGTACTCCACCTGACCCTCATTGGCGCGGCTGTAGGGGTTGACGATCAGCGTCAGATCCTTGACGCGGCGAATCACGTAGCCCGCCTGCAGATCGCCGAATGCGCCCCACCTACCGGTGGTGTTGTCGGCGTATGTCGCCCACGCCTGATCGATGATCACCGGATAGCCCAGCAGGGTCGTGTTCGACGGTCCCGACGTGATGCCGTCATTGGCCGGATTGAGCAGCGGTCGCCCGTTGTCGTCCAACACCTTCTCGATCATCGCCATGGTGGCGTCGTTGAACGTCCACACCGCGCCGGTGCGGTACTCGGGATCGAGCTGGTGCACGGCGTCAACCAGGTCGTCGTAGCTCGGTGCAGCGCTGGTGAACGTGCCGGTTGAAACGGCGGTGCCGGTCGCCAAACCGAACGGCTCGGTGGTGCCTGCACCGTTGACCCAGTGCGTTGCCTGCTTACGCCCGATGCGCTGGCCCAGCTTGCGGCTCACCAACGCCTGCACATCGAACGCGGCATCCTGCAGCAGATCCACGCTCACGCGCAGCGGCAGATTGCCCGTGCCGGGGGCGATGTAACGGAACGCGCCGAGAGTCACTTCACCGAACACCAGGTCAGCGCCACCACTGGCGGGCGCGGTGCCCTCAGCAGCGATCACACCCGCATTGCCGGTGTCATCGATCGACGGCCACTGAAGCGGTTCACCGGTCGCCGTGGTGATCTCCTCGACGGCAGACGCGACACCGCCGAACGCCTTGAGACGTTCCACGAGCTTCTGACGCATCGTGGTCGGCACGGCATACCCGCCAGCCGAATCGGTGCCGACGCCCTGGGCGCGAAGCTCGACAATGTCGGCGTTCTGCTGGCCCGTGCGCAGGTAGTGATCAAACGCGCGCTCCAGTGCGTCGTCGTTGCGCTGCGCGCCGGTGTGTACGACAGCGGCCAATGCGGGCGACGGCGTCATGTAGGCGGTCTGGCGCGAACGAATCTCGGCGTTGCGCTGCACCATCTGCAACTGGCCCTCCAGCGTTTCGTAACGCTGGGCTTCCTCTTCGGACAGCGGGCGATCTCCAGCCGAATCGATGATGGCCTGAAGCTGCGTCAGGATGTCATCGACGGTAACCGGTGCATCACCGGCTGGCGGTGCGGGCGGCGTGGCCGGTGCGGGCGGGGTAGCGCCAAAGATCGGCCAGGCACGCAACGCGGCGGCGCGAGTGTCGACGGCTTCGGCGATGTCAGCGAATGCAGTGGTGGTCATGGTCGTTTCCTTCTCGGTGTTGGGTGAATCAGTCTGTTGGACCGATGGTTTCAAAGTTGGTGACGTTCCAAGTTGCGGAGTCGGATACGGTGGCGGGCTCGAATAAACTGCGAGCGAGCCGATTCCGGTGTGGCTGGGGTCAGTGTTGATTCCGCCAGCGCTGCGTCCAGGGAGCGCAGCATCACCGTAGCGCCGGGGTAGGCGGGGAATGCGACCACTGAGACATCGATCAGGCGTGCCACCGACGTGTGCGTGCGAACCTGTTTGCCGTCGGTCATGCTCCACTGGTCGGCACCGGGTACGAATCCAAACGATGCGCCGGTCAGGTCTCCGCGTAGCGCAAGCTCGCGAACGTCGTTGCCGTGCGTGGTGTTGGGTAGATCGACCTCAAAGGGCAGGCCTTCAGAATCGACACTCCAGCGCAGTGTTCCGCTGCCCTGCCGTCCCAGCAGCTTAGCGGGGTCGTGTTCGTACAGCGCGCGAACATCAGTCGATTGACTGCGTCGCACCGCGTCAAATGCTTCGCGGCCAACACCTTCCAGATGTCCCGGCAGCGCGGCGTACTGGCCGAACACCGATGCGTGCCCGACAAGTTTGTTGCCGCTCATCTCGGCGCGTAGTTCAACGCCGAAACGGCGTGCGGCGGCAACTGCGTTGTTGTTATCCATGATTGGCTCCAATGGCGGGCAGGATCAACGGAGGCATGGGCTCGGATCGCACTGCCGGGTCGTCGTCGGTCGTCGGCACGGTGCCATCGTCCTTCGGGTCATCCTCGGTCGGCTCGCCGGCCAGTTCATCGAGCGGAACGCCATTGATAAGCAACACATCACCGCCAGGGACGGGCGGCTGGTTGCGAATCTTGCGAGCTTCATTGAGCGTGAGTAACCCGGCGTCAACCTGGGAAATCAGCAGCTCAATTTCCTTCTCGGGATCGGGCTGCAGGAATGCGGTGTAATCGAACTCGCATTTCTTGCTCCCCGTGAGCAGCCGCGTCAACCGCTCTTGGAGTCGCGTGGTCCAGCCTTCAAGGTTGTAGCGCGCTAGGCCCCGGTTCTGTTCTGCGACACCGGTTCCCCAACTGGTCTGCTTCTCGGTCTGTCCAAGGTGAATCGGCATCAGGCCGAACCAACGTGCAATTTCCTCGATTTGAAACGCACGGGACTGCAAAAACTGTGCGTCCTCAGCCGACATAGACCACTTGTCGAACTTCAGCTTTCGGTTGATCACCGCGATATCACCGGCGTTGTCGACACCGGCCATCTTGGCTTTCAACGACGCCTTGATCTCGCCCGCTTCCTCGGGGTCATGTCCTCTTCGGGCGTGACCAGACCCGAGAGCATCGCACCATTGGTGAACATCTTGCCCGCTGCGCGATCACCGGCGATGGTCGTTCCGAATACCGTGCGAGCAACCGTGATCGGCGAAAGCCCAACCAGGCCGTCGAGACTCAGCGCCGGGATGTGCGTCAACTGCTTGGAATTGAACACCCGTTGCGTTCCATCGGCCAGATCCACCGTGAACAGTTTGGAACCGGTCGGCTGGCCGCTCGCGCCAATCTCCCATTCCACGTTCGACACAGCCAGCGGATGAATCGGTGAAAGCCCGACGATCTGACCTGCCCCGCCGTAGAGGTTCTGACAGTAGGCATTGCCGTGCAGTAGCAGATGCGCCAGCACGGTTTCTTTCCACTCGAAAGGCGTCAGACCGTTAGGCCCGCCAGGGTTGTCGAGAAACGATCCCGTGCGGCCAGTGTGGCCGTCGGCGTCGGTCAGGATTGTTCGCATAGGCAGCGTGGCAATCGTCCCGGCGATCAGGCTCACGGCGCGGTACACGCTCGACAAGCCCAGCACGCTCGACTCGCTGATGTTCACACCGGCCATCGCAGGCACGCCGACGCCGAGCAGTTCGACAATGGCGGGGTCGCTGATTGACCACGTTTGCGTCGAACGGGTTTCGCTCGGTTGCTCGGCAGCCGCAGTGCTGCGGTTGCGTGACCACCAGGCCATCGATTCAATTCCTGTCTTGCATTGCGTTCCTTCGTAGAACGTCTGCGCATTTAATCGGTGCTAAGTTGTGCGTTTCATTCGTCGACAGGTCGTGCTTTTCATTTGTCGAGCGGTCGTGCGTTTCATTCTGAAATTTGAAACTATTTCGCTAGATCTGTTGTGTACCAGGGCAGTTGAAATCGCCGGAGGAAATCCGAACCTGCCCTGGTACTAAGCTTCAGAATAGGTCACTATCGGTAATTGGAGGAAAGGGACACACCGAAATGGCGCAAGGCGGAAATGCACGGTCGAAATTCGCAGTCACCACACCAGGGCCGTGGTACGACTGGACCGAGACCGATCCCGCCGAGCGCGCTATTCGGTTCATTCAGACCTACTGCCGAGCACCGAAGGGCTACGGCCACGGCCAGCCGCTCAAGCTCGCGCCGTTCCAACAGGAATGGATTCGCGACATTCTCGCCCCCGGAATCCGCCAGGCAGCGAAATCAACGCCACGCGGGCAAGGCAAATCCACCGAGAACGCCGCGCTGGCAGTGTGGGCGACGTTTGACCGCAACGACACCGGCGAACCGCAAGTGCCGATCATGGCGACCACCGTCGGCCAGGCCCAACGGTCGGTGTTCGACGTGGCGGCGAAAATGGTTGCCGCAGAACCATTGCTTGATGAACGCTCGCTGACCTACACCGCCATTGGATCAACGCGCATCGCAGTGGGATACAACGGCGGAACCTGCTTTCCTATCGCCAACGATCCTGACGGCTTGCAAGGCCTGGACCCGTCGTTCGCCGTCGTTGACGAGGTCGGGTTTCAGCCGTTGGAGTCGTGGACGGCCATGGTGTTGGCATCCGGCAAGCGCGCACAATCGTTGGTCGTCGGTGTCGGTACACCAGGCCTGGATCGCGAGCGAAGCGCATTGTGGCACTTGCGTTCTGCATATCTCGACGGACAAACCCCACCAGGCTTTTCCTTTACCGAATATGCAGCCCCCGAGGGATGCGATATTCACGATGAGCGCAACTGGCACATTGCAATGCCCGCCCTGGCAGCCGGTTACCAGTCCATTGATGCGATCCGCACCGCCGTACACATGAGTCCCGAAAGTCACTTCCGCGTTTTCCATCTGGGTCAGTGGGTCGACGGCACCGACGGTTGGCTAGGCGCTGATGGTCGAAAAGCGTGGGACACGTTGGCATTCCGTTACAACCTGCGCGACGGTGCGCCGACATGGGTCGGGCTCGATGTTGGATTGAAGCGCGACAGCACCGCCCTGGTGATCGGCCAGCGTCGACCCAGCGGGCAACTGCATGCGACCTCGCGCGTGTGGATGCCTAACGACGACGAGACAATCGACGTGAGTGACATCATGGGTTTCATTCGCGAACTCGACGCCCGTTACAAGCTGATCGATGTTGCCTATGATCCCCGGTTGTTCGAGCTACCTGCACAGATCCTGGCCGATGAGGGTATCCCGATGCTCGAATTCAACCAGTCACTAGAGCGAATGACACCGGCGTTTGGCAACCTGTTTGAGGCGATCAAGCGCCAGGAGATCTCTCACGACGGTGACCCGGCGTTCGCACAACAGATCCTCAACGCCGTGCCGCGCCTGAACGAACGCGGCTTCACCCTGGCCAAGCGCAAATCTCGCGGCAAGATTGACTGCGCGTACGCCCTGGCGATGTGCTTCGACCGGGCCAGCGTCAAGCAAACGGTCCGCTCTCCGCTCGCGGTGCTGTGACGGCACCAATGCGATACTCCACAGCGTGAACACCGACGAAATCGCCGATGAGCTTGTTGGAAGTGCTACTACGCTGCGCGACGAAGTTGCCGACCTCTCGCAACTCTTCGGCGAGACTGGATTTCTGGGCGATTGCCGCAACTTTCCGCACGCTCACTTCGGTTACATCATGGCGTGCATGAGCCAGATCGACCTACTGTCCAAGTGCGCGTACGGCGAGGGTGAGCCCAAGGGCGGTCAGACCGTTCGAATGCGCGACTTCATGATGCGATACATAGACGATCAAAAGAGCGCCGAGCATCGGGTGGCGATCAAGCTGTTCCGCCACACACTGATGCACACCGGGGCGCTTCGACCGATTTGGGAAGATGACGGAACCGCTTACACCTGGCGCGTCTACTTCACCGACACGATGCCGCAGCACTGCGGGCACTACACTCTCACCGATGAAGCGATGGCGTTTCAGCACGATTTTGTGCACAAGATTCTCGATTTGGGCACGGCCATTCCGACTCGTATCAAGTCGCTGAACCTGCTGTTGCCAGATTTCAGTCGAGATATCTTGAGAGCTGCGATCAACTACACGACTGAGATGCGACAGGATCCGACGCTCGCTAGCAAGCTGGAGGGCGTGTATCCAAAACTCTGCGCTCAGCAACTCTTGTGAAAGCCGCGCGCCGGTCAACGACTACTAGGTGCTTCGATTTGCATCCCGTACCACCACGACGCGCTTCAGAATGCGATACAGGGCCAGGAAGAGGCCTTTCTGTGAGACAACCGGCGAAATCGAGCGAGCCGCAGCCGTTATAAGCAAAAAGACGGGAGACCCCCGGCTTCTTACCCCTACAGGCTGTGAACTTTTTTGGTCTCAGAGTTCGTCGATGAAACGGTCACCCTTGCTGCTGTTGCATTCACGGCAAGCCGGTTGCATGTTGTCGAGCGTGTGCATCCCGCCTTTAGCCAGCGGAATGATGGCGTCCCATGTCGTTGCGTTTCGGGTGCAAACGCCCTCGATTTGCAGCGCGCACAGCCTGCCGTACGGCTTCGGTATCGCCAGGTACGCCGGGTCTCGACGCAGTATCATGTCTGGTCGTCGTTGACGTGCACGGTTTTCGGCTCGCGTCACTGGCTTCTGGTGTTCGACGCAGCGAAATCCGTTCTTCTTCGCTCGTGTCGAACGACCTTTGCGTTCAATGTAGTTCGGACACCCATGCACGACACACGGGTAACGCACACCCATGTCAGTGGATCAGCAGTCGCCAGGTGTCGGTACGCATCCACCGGCTGCCGCGATGGTTGGCCGGTGATGTCTGCTCAGCGACCCCGCGTGAGAGCAGTTGCGCGCGATGCAGTTTGGTCCCACCGGTCAGGGTGATTGCCGGTATAGCGGTCGCTGAGCCGCCGACGTAGGTCCAGGCTTTCGGCCCTAGCGTGTCATCGAAGTGGGTATAGATCGCATCGGCCAGGTTCTCTACAGGCAACGGGCTAATGCCGGTGGCACGCAACGTCATTGACACGTCGTAGGTAGCCAGCCCGTCATCGGTTGCGACCATGCGCAGCACACACGCGGTATCAGGCACGGTCGCGTGGGTGCTCACTCGGGGCTGGTCGTCGCCGAACAACACTGCCGGTAGTTCGGGGTTGTCCTTGTACGATGCGTTCTCGTCGCACTGCACCAGCTCGACTTTAGCCAAATAGGTTGCAATCGCCGTTAATACGGTCTCGGTGCTGATCAT